GCTTTTTGGTGGCGATAAAATTTATGGAACACACCCGGCCGCTGAAGGTGTTGGGATTGACAAGGTGATGGCGTCTCTGCGTCAAGGGGCGGTTCAGGAATGAATAGAAGCAACGAAATAAAAGGGCTGCCGGGAGTGAGTTTACCAGAACTTTACTCTGGTAGCCCTTTTTATATATTATCTGGTAAACTTACAGGTGTCGGTTGTGTAATCACACTTCCCGACGATAAACAAGGAAGGTCTCCCCATCAGTGAACACACGCAAGGGCCCGTGGCAGGTCGTACTGAAATTAACAAATCCTGCTAACAGATGATTAAAGAGTACCTGTAGAGCAAGTACTACACACTGTAAAGAGCCTGACAGGGACGCAAAGGCAGTAGTAGGTGCGGCCCTTAAATAAGACGGCGCATAAGAAAAAAGGATTCGTGCTACGATGGGTAGACTAACAGAAGTGTTTGATACAATCCAAAACGGATTTGGCGAACCAGAAGAATACCACTGGATTGAACCGAGAGATGAAAAAACAAGGGGGATTCTGAAAATCATGCGCAAATTGGCGAAAAGGCGGAAATTTGGGCAGAAAGCGGTGATTGAATGGGTGAAACCATAGCAGAAAGAGGTATCAGGGCGCGAGAGTTAACCTCCGGCATTCAAGGGACAACTGCCGAGATGTTAGCGGAAGTACGATCCGGACACTACGGAAACGACGTAAGTACGCCTGATAAGCCCGACTTACAGCAATTCACACCTGAACAGATAGAGGAGTATTGCAAGAAGGTGGACAATATGGGTCTTTATGCTTATCGTAAGGGAAATTGTTTATGGGAGGCTGTGCAGATAATCAGGCAGTTACAAACACATGTTAGGGCTGTTAGTCATATAGCTGAAGCCCTGGCAGAGGATTTACCAGACGACAAGCGAATAACCTTAAATCGTTTCAGGGTCCAGGAATTAGTCGATATATTGCAATTACGCGAAGCTGCAATAGGCGCGCGAGAAGAAGTATAAACATGGAAGATAAAGAGAAATTACAACTATTACAGCAAGTGGGCAATGGGGTTGTGGAAAGCTACGAAGATTTTGTTACCGACGTAATGACGACGCCGACATTATTGAAAGATGCAGTAAAAGCTCTTGAGATAGTGCTTGTAGCAGTGGGGACGGAAGGTGAAAAGCAATAACACCAAAGCAATAGAGTTACTGGACGAATGGTTCGACGAGCCTGACGAGATGGGTGCAGAGTTTTGGGAGGAGTACGGACATGGACTGACCTCTCTTGAGATAAGGGGTATGGCAGACTACCAACAGGTGCGAGATCGTCTATCCTGGGCGAATCTGAGGCCCTGAATATAGCTCATTAACAAGTAAATAGCGATAGATGTGTAAAAAAAGCAGCAAGGCCGAAAATGAAACGCGCGGAGTTGATGGTGCCACTCTATTAATCAAGGGGCCACATTGGGATGCTTCAATTGTTGCTTTTAAAAAAAAGCCCCCCTCGCGCTACAACGCAAAGGGGGTAAATTGGTGTTTAATCGACCAAGACAAGGCTTGGGTTTTTGATTAACATTTGTGCGGTTTCTTCTTTCCAAGCCGCGATAAATTGCTTTCTTGCTTCGTCTCTGCCCGGTTCAAACCATGCTGAGCCCAACCAGGGGGATTTTCTTCTTTCGTTGGACGCGAGAGTACAGAAAGTTTGGCCGACCATTCGGGATTTATTTTGCTTGCGTTGTACCCTGATTATTTTAGCCATCCGATTGTACTTGCCCATATTCTCACGTTCCCTTCATTAAAGTTATCAGTTAAGCTGTTTTGATGATTGACTCCGCTGCATATGTGCAATTTGTTTATCAGTGCACTTGCGACACAGCAAATGTGGTGCACACGCAACAGGGGAACCACCGCCATCCCATTTACGATAGATATTGTAGTCGTCCCATTTATCATCGGGGATATCGAATATCTTCTGACAATCATCGCACCGCAATTTCATAATACAGGTCTCCCTAAAAAAGGTCAATCTAAGCTCTTACAGCCATTAGCGGCAGGGTGTTATTCAGTTTCGGACGATTTGACGAAAAAATTGTAATACTCGAACCATTGACCGATACACTCACTGCCAGAATGTAAGTGTTGCTGCAATGCTTTTTGTACGTAGTCATATCCGGCTGAAGTAAGTGGATTCTGAAGAAAGCAGCCGCACTTGTCGCAGTGTCGGGGGCAGTCGGCTTCACCGCCACCATCAGGATAAGGGCCTTGCGGGTACGAATCGGAGTCGGTTTGGGTTGCTGGCCAGTGCAAAGGATTGTTTTTTTCTAAGGCAGTTTTAATCTTTTCGCCACAGTTGGCACAATACAGGTCTGCTTGATAAATGTAAACGTCCATTGTCTGTACTCCTAAAAAGGGTTTCAATTAAAGTGCTTAGCCGGGTTATTGTACTTATCGGCTTCTGTCGGGTTATTTTGCAGCTGGCGTATACACGCGATACAATCAGCAATACGCGCCCGACGCTGTTTACGGTACTTATCGTGCCGATTAGCAAAATCTGACTCGATAATACGCTTGTTAACGGTTATTTTATGAGCTATCATACTATCTCCAATCAAGGCCCTGTGCCGGAGTTGCACCGGCGGGCTGTGAGGGCTGGGTATCATCCGATATTGACATCTCCCCACTTATCGACATCATAGTCGAAGGGTATATCGTCTTCAACATCAGAGATAACATCCAGTATAGCAACGCGGGTGGTTTTGACATAATACATATCGTGTTCTGTCATACCATGAACAGCGACATATACAGCAGATGCTTTTTTGACGTCTCTGATAATGTCTTTTTTGCTTTTGTCGAACATGAGAGGTCTCCTAAAAAAGGTTTTAATTAAGGCCCCGTGTGGGCTTTAGTACTCATGGCCGGACAGGGTGATCTCTATTTCATCAGAACCAATAAGATTGTCGATTTCATATCTAACGCCGTCGATACTAAAAAAAAGGTAAGCGTTTTCGTTTTCGGCCAGTTCATTTAATTCTTTGAGTGTCATTGTTATGCTCCCAAAAACTGTGACACTGACTTTAGTAAAAAAACAGCCCAGTTTAACATACTTGCCTATTGTACGGCCTCGCCCTCTGGGATCAGGGGGTTTTCAGAGTAAATAGTTAAATAGTCCATAACTGAATTGCGTTTTGCGAAAGCCTTAACTCGTCGGGTTGCTCCTGATCGACTGGAACAGGTACCCAACGATTGAGACTTATAAGGTTTACAGTCGAAGATAACATAGTAAACCGAGTCTGCTCGCTTGATAATGCTGAATTTGTCAAGAGTCACAGTAAGTACTCCTAAAAATAAGATTGACAGTACGTTCCATTACTGATACTATACATCACAACGGCTAAGGTGTCAAATGAATTATTATTGACATAAGTACAGTAAGCACAAGGCTTTACATGAAAAGCAGCAAGATAAGAACAAAATTATGTTACTCACGGGGTCGAAAAGGGCGTATATAAGCAGGATAAGGACAAAGATTTATAATGCCAAGTATAAAAGACCAAAGCACGGTTGAAGCAGTAGCACGAGAGTTCTGTAGTAACGGGCGGGACAAGGCACAATCCATGAGGACTGTAGGTTATGCTGAGTCCAGTTGCAAGTCAGGCAAGGCCGTAGGGGACGTCTACGGTAATCTACGGGTAAGGCAGGCCATAGCAGCGATAGAGGCAGGGATTAAGGCAGAACACGTCGCAGACAGGGAAGAACGCAAGCTATTCTGGTCCAAGACTATGAAAACAGCGCCCAATATGTGCGACAGGCTCAGAGCCAGTGAGTTGTTAGGCAAGTCTGAGTGCGACTTCATTGATGTTGGCCTTACTGGCGTAGCAGAGGTGCCTACTCCTGTAACTGTTGAGCAGGTGGACGAGTTCAGGCTTATGGCCAGGGCCGCTATTAAGAAGAGACTGAGTGAGGGAGCGTAAGATGACAGAGCAAGACATGATAGATGACGTGGCACGTGCCGACAGGCAGGCGGTACAGGCTGCCGTTGATGTTAGTCGCAACCGTTGTGAGGCAGCGGTCAAGGAAGGGTTGCTGTGGTACGACAGGCAGCAAGCCACTGAGGGCTCGTGCCGCTATCAAGCTCAAACTGGGTAGAGGAGCGTAATGATGAAGTATATCTTAATACTGTTAGTGCTGGTGTGTATCAGTGGTTGTGGTTTATCCTACCAGCCCACGTACACGTACCTTGAGCTATCTGACTGGGTCGCAGGCTGCCACTGAGCGGCCACAGGCACAGCGCCAGTCCACGATCAGGGCCTGACTGGTACCAGGGCAAGGGCAGGCAGGGACAGGGGCCTGAAAAGGGCTTAACCCCCAATCGCGAGCGGGGCAGTGTAATTCATTAGGGTGGTATAGATATATGTGGTATTTAGCAATACAAGACATGAGAGGTAGATAAGGAGCATACCATGCGATGGATAATTTACAATTTAGCTTTCAAGTGGTTTGGAAATACTAAGTTTTGGCCTTGGCTGGGATTCAGAATCTGGAAATAGCTGGAATTACAGCCATAAGTCCTTTGTTTATTTCAGGAAAACCGCGTTTCTGTTAAATGCGCCGAGAGAATACAAAATAAAATAATTGACATAAGTCCTTTGTTTTAGAGGTAGACATGACAGACGCTTACAGAAAAGAGATGATCAATAACGCGACCAGGAAGATAAGTTCGCCTGATGCCAAGGTCGTATATGTCCGCCACTGCAACGAGGAGGTCCCTTTGGACGGTCGGCCCGGTCTTTGTGGCAGCGTTTGTCATTTAATCCACCCCGATGTTACTTTAGCTGAGTTCTTTTCCTGAGAGGTAGATATGAACCTTGACGAAGCAGAAAAACAAGACTTGTTACAGAGACTGGACAGGTTAGAATGGAAAACGCTTTCTGACTCTCACCCAAGGGTTCATGTGTTATGTATAGACTTTATCTTTGAGAACTACGAGTTATTGGAAAGATCGTTACATGAACAGACGACAATTAGCTAAAAACGGGTTCCTTGGTTTGTGTGGTGCTTTGCTGGGTAAGAAGGTGGCTGAGCCTGTTGAATCCCTGACTGCTTCTACCGAGGGCGGCCCTTGCACCATGATCCGGTTCCCTGACCACCCTGCCGGTTCGACAGAGCCTGTTCCTCTTGGCTGGGACTTCTTGAACGACAAGGAGGAGGATGTTTACAATGGCTAACATAATGGATAACGCTGAGCTAAACAAAGCCTTATCGCGGGCCTTTACAGCAAACTGGAGGCTGGCAAGGCGGGTTTTAGGTTGGACTCAGCGATTAACCGATGCCCAGGCTGAAAAATTGCTTCACGTAGTGCCATTTGTTAGTGAAAGCACTGGTGTATCATGGTTTATAACGGGGAGTTGTAATGGTACATGCTGAAACATGCCCGCTTTGTCGGGGGAATGGCGGCAACGGCATACCTGCTGGCACAATAGAGACCTGCCGTGGTTGTGGTGGGGCAGGCTGGGTATCTGTTCAGGATGAGGTGGTTACTTGGCCTGTGTATCCTTCGTGCTGGCCAGTGTACCCTCCGTTGGAATCACCACCTTTTCCGCTGCCAGGCACGTTGTTTCATGGTATAGCTTATGAGACGGTGCAATAATGGCTAAACTAACCCGCGCCAAGGCAAAGAAAATACTCAAACATGGCTCTGTCCGTGGCCATAAGCTCACAAAAGCCCAGAAGGGCCTCTTCGGGGCCAGGGCAGGCGGGGCGAAGTTGAGGAAGAAGAGATGACGCAAAACCTTGAAAATGCCCTTCACGGCCTACAGGAAGCCCGGACAGCCGTGTTCTTAGAGACGGGCAACCCAAGCAATGATATGGAACAGGAAGAGGCCCTTGAAGTGATACAGATGAAGCTGAATGAAGTCGAGAGTTTGATAAATGCCTATTAGGAGAAAAGAATGATAGATATTAAGATTTGTACTCACCGTGGTACAAAGACGCTGGTGGTTGTTATCTGTGCGAATGAAGAATCAGAGACGTACCGATATCCACAAGATGCGGATATTGCTGAAAGCGTAAAAGAGTCTTTGGTGGTATGGTTGAGGACAGGATAAATGCCTATGGTTGACGAAAATATGGAAGCAGTGATAAACTCAACTGGCAGGAATTTAGGTTTGCATTTGCCCGGTTTTTATGGTAGGGTAACATTGAATTACCAAAACGGTGTATATGTAAACTCCAATGTGGAACAAAGCATAAAACCGGATGCAAAGAAAGTCCAAGATGCAGTCCGGCATTTTCAAGGTGCAAGAACAAGTCAGGGCGAAACCGGACAACCTTAAAAAAGGAGCAGAACATGAGTAAGGACACAAGAATTAGGAACACGACGGATCTGAGAAGTGAGTTGGCAATTTTGTTTGAGAATGTTAAGAATGGGCATGTTAAGGCCTTTGATGCCAAGGAGATGACGAATATGGCTGGCAAGATGATTGCATCTGCAAAGTTGGATTTGGAGTATGCTTGTTTGAAGCGGAAAATCACAGGACTGCATAATGCTTTTCTGGAGGTTAAGTGATGGGCCGTAAAGCGATAGATATTACCGGGCAGAGATTTGGCCGGTTGGTTGCAGAAAAGTCATTAGGTTGTGGTGCGGGGCGTGCGGCTAAGTGGCGTTGTCGTTGCGATTGCGGCAATGTAATTATCGTTTCATCAAACCATCTGCGTAAAACCCAAAAATCTTGTGGGTGTATCGTCAAGGAAAATGGACGTAACTGGGGAAAGAAGTTTGCTAAGGATTTGACTGGTCAACGGTGTAATATGTTAGTTGCGATACAACCAACTAAATTAAGGGACAAGAACGGGTCTGTTGTATGGACGTGTCTGTGCGATTGTGGCAAGAGAGTTCTTGTGTCTTCTAATACATTTGTACCAGAAAAACAGTATTCTTGCGGATGTATTCGCGAGAAGAGTATTAAGGGTGTTAGGTTTGGTCGATTAGTTGGACTGCGTCGGGACGATGGGTTAGATGTTCGGTATTTGTTTTGGCACTTTAGATGTGATTGTGGAAATGTCATATCGAGATCCAAGGCGGCAGTCGTAGCAGGTTTGATAAAATCGTGTGGGTGTTATTTGACTTCAGCGAATATGGCTCGTTTTGCTAATTATTCTCCAGACGATGTTCCATTTGAATTGGCAAAGTCCCAACGCATACTCGGTAAAGTCCGAAAGGAACTTCTTGCGACGAACTAAAAATTAAATAACTGAGTAATCGGAAAACCGAAGCTCTACGACTTAACCGTTGTAGGGCTTTTTTTATTATGCGAAGACTAACATATAGAAAATCGTCAAGTTGCTGGGGTGCTACTGAAATGGCAGTACTCAAAGAAGTATGGGAATCTGTGCAAAACTGGAATGCGGAAAACACAGAAGTACAATTCAGCCCGGAGCTCCTTGCAAAAATAATGAGAAAGAAAGATGGTAACTGACCCGGAATATTACAATGAAGGCATGATGGAATTCGACCCTGGTTACTGGGCCTGCCAGTGCCCTATCAAGCTGCAGGCCGCCGTATTCAGTTTTCATGGCCGTGAGTATCAGGTAGAGCCTATGTCTACTCTTGCCCGCCGCAAGTGTTATATGAAGGCTGCCCAATTCTTCGGTGCTACCGAGATGGAAACCATCGATGATATGCACGGTATGATAAAGGGCAGATACAAATTAGGCGTTGCCCACATCTTTCCTACCAATGACGAAGTTGGTGAGTTCAGTAAGTCTCGATTCAAACCCCTGATAGCCAACAACAAGACTTTCATCGGTAAATATGTCAAAGACCAAAAAGGTGGAACGGACACTACTTCCTTGAAAAAGGTTTGCAGTGCGTTCCTGTATTTGCGAGGCGCACGCCTGAGCCAGAAGATAGGAGACTCCGCCGAAAGCACCTCTTCCAAGACCGCTGGTTTTTCGGTTGATAAGTGTGTATTCGACGAAGTGGACTACATGGACGTTGACGTAATCGAGAAGTATAAAGGCCGGATGGGGGAAAGTCCTCACAAAAGAGAAGTTTATCTCGGTAATCCATCTCATGAAGATTTTGGTATTGATTTGATTTTCAAGCAATCCGACCAAAGGTATTGGTTCAGGAGATGTTCCTGCGGGCACTGGACTTGTGCAGAGAAGAGTTTTCCTGAATGTGTCAAGATACGCTCCGATGGTACTGGGTATATTGGTTGCGATAAATGCGGCAAAGAACTGCCTATGTGGGCTGGTGAAGGTTCTGCTGAATGGGTTGCTGACTTCCCTGAAAAGACAAAGTTCATGTCGGGGTATATGGGGTCTCAGTTAATGAGTCCCAGGGTTGACCCTGCCGAAATACTGGAAGATTATGTGAATCCTCCCTTTGGCAATCTCGCAGATGTATATAGATTAAGATTGGGCCGGGCTTATTCCGCCAGAGAAGACAAATTAAGAATAACCGATGTCCTTGCCAACTGTGGTAATGATTCTCAGGCAACCAAACATAGCGGCCCGTGTGCAATGGGTGTGGACGTAGGTAAAGAGTACCACGCTACCATCATAGGAATAAAGACAGGCAGAGAGCGTTATGAAATAATCAAAACCTGCAAAGCCAAAGGTTTTCAGGAAGTAACTGATTTGGCCCGAAGGTATAATGTAAAAAGTGATGTGGCCGATATAGGGCCGTATTACGAAGCGGCAAGAAAGTACCAGAAGAACTCGGGGCATAAAACATTCCTCTGTCAGTACAGCGATACACAGGTAAACGATGCAATGTTTAACGATAACACCGGGGTGGTTAAGGTTAATCGTACAGAGATATTTGACTTAAGCCAGAGATGTATTTTACAGGGGCATGTAAGACTGCCCGCCCGATGCCCGGAGATAGAAGAGTTCGCTCGACAGTGTTGTAACTGTGCAAGGTTTGAAGAAGTGGATAAAAGAAAAGGGATAACTGTGAACCGCTACCGTCCTACGGGTGACAGGCAGGACCATTTCAGGAACGCTCTTAATTACTTTATTCTGGCAGCAAGCGGCCATAGGATAGCAACGGTCTCGCGGTATAAAAAGAAACGACAGTTAGTAGCGAATAATACAGGATAAATGACATGGGTGGACTATTAGCAAAACCGAAACCAGTTACTGCTCCTCCGGTTCCTCCGCCTCCGCCTATACCGGAAGTTGGCCCGGAGGTCGGCGAACAGGCAAGGCGCAAAGCGCCCAGAGGCAGACGCGAAACATTCCTGACCGGTGACTTAATACCGGAAACAGAGAAGAAAAGGTTTTTGGGATGAGCACAGCAGAAGAACTAATTATACTCTATAACCATGAAGAGTCCAAGGCAATGAACTTTCGGACTCTGTATCAAAATGCTGCCGATCTTATGTTCCCGCGTGAGAACCAGATAACCAGAATAGAGCATCCGGGCCGGGAGAAAACAGAAGTAGTCGACCCGACAGGTGTTATGGCTTCTGTTGAGATGGCGTCCGGGTTGTCTATTAACTTGTTTCCGCCCGGCCAGAGATTTTATAACGTGGTAATGTCCGACCGGCGTCTTAATGAAATAGAATCCGTCAAGCAGGCGTTAGGCCAGATAACGGAAATCTCCCATGAGAAGCGGGCCAATTCCAATTTCATGTTGCAGGTCAACGAGACATTGAGGTCGATTTGTGTTTTCGGAACGGGGAATTTATTCTCTGAATGGGTAGCCGGTATTGGTTTGAATTACATGGACTACGATATCGGTCGTTACCTGATTATGGAAAACGTCAAGGGTCGTGTGGATACCATGATGATAAAGTTCCCTTACACTGCCCGGCAGGCATTTCAGGAATGGGGTGACAGCGCAGGGGAATCAGTCCTTAAGGCCATGATTGAACCGAAGGACCAGAACAAGATATTCTGGTTTCTGCGTATTGTTCGTCCCCGCGATGAAAGAAATCCTTCTCGTGCAGACAATCTGAATATGCCGTTTGAAGCGATAGATGTAGCATTGAAAGATAAAATAAAAGTAGGTGAAGGTGGTTACGAGGAGTTCCCTCATGCTGTACCCAGATGGACAAAATCATCTAACGAAATCTGGGGCAGGGGCCAGGGAACTTTTGCTTTACCTACAGTTCGTATGTTACAGGTAATGAATAAGGATTTAGTCGAGTGCGGTAATAAGTGGAATAATCCACCGAGAGAAGTTCTGGAATCGTTTGAAGGTGAGGTTCAGACGTTTGCGAAAGCTCTGAACTGGGTGCAGGAATTAGGTTCTATTAAAGCGATAGACGAAGGGATAAGAGGTAATTTCCCAATCTCCAAAGATATTCTCGAAATGTATCAGGATGTTGTTAAGAAGATGTTTTTTAATGATGTCTTTGTTCAGTTACGAGACTTGAAGGGTGACAGAAGAACTACGCTTGAAATAAGGGAGCGATTGGTTGAAGGGTTGCAAAGGTTAGGTCCGCCTATCGGCAGACTTCAGGAAGAAATGTTGAGTCCTTTGGTTACGAGAGACATTCTCTTGCTTATGAGGAATGGCCAACTTGCACCGCTTCCGCCTGAGATGCAGGGAAAGTCGTTTAAGATTGAATACATTGGCAGGTTGGCGATGGAATTGAAAAGTCAACAGGCCAGAGGCTTTCAGCAGTGGGTGGGGGCGGGCATAGAAATGAATAGTGTATTTCCCGTTACTGATAACATCGATTTCGATGGCGGGTATAGGAGATTGGGTGAAACTCTTGGTGTTTCCGTAGAGGACATGGCAAACTCGGATGAAGTTGAAGATAAGCGGGCGCAAAGACAAGCACTTCTGGAAGCACAACAGGCTTTGGAAATGGCCAACACGGGAAGTCAGGCATATCAAGGTGCAACAAAAGCCCCGGAAGCCGGTAGTCCGGCAGAGGCATTGGTATAATGGACAGAGACGATAAAGCCAAACAACTAATAATGGACATGCAGGGAACCTTCGGGACAGAAGAAGGGAAACGCACGCTTACGGCGTTATCTGAAAAGTGCAGGGAGCATGTTGCTACTTATGTATTGCAAGACACGCACCATACGACATATTTTGAAGGTATGCGTAGTGTGATAATCTATATACGAATGATGTTAGCAAAAGACCCACATAAGGAAAAACAGTTAAAAGCACAGGAGACAGAATAATGCCAGAAGAACCAGTAGCTGTAACGGCAGAACCAGAAGCGCCAACTATGTTCGATACAGAAGGGAATTTCACGGAAAACTGGACGCACTTACTAACTGATACGGCGTTGCATGACAATCCGACACTGAAGGCGTCCAAGACGATAGAATCGCTTGCGTCTCAGACAGTTAATGCACAAAAACTGGTAGGTGCAGATAAGATTGCTGTACCGAATGAGGCCTCGACTGAACTGGAATGGGAGACGTTTCATAAAGCCGGAGGCAGGCCGGAAACGGCGGCGGATTACAACTTTACAAAGCCAGAGGAATTACCAGACGAGAACTATAGTCAGGAGTATGTGAGTGGATTACAGGATTTGCTTTTTGCGTTTGGCGCAAGCAAGAAACTGGCAGATGCTTTAATCAAATATGATACTGAGTTCAAAGTAAAGCATCTTGCTACGGTTACACAGGACGAGAAACTTGCAATGACTGGACTTCAAGACGGTTTGATTGCTGATTGGGGTAATGCCTTTGAACAAAAGAAGCATGACGGCAATGTGGCAATCAACAAAGGCGTAGAAGGCGAGACTCCTGAATTTAAGGCACGAGTAGTCGAGAAGTATGGCAGCGACCCGGACCTGACAAGGCTATTGGCCAATCTTGGCAAGGTTTACCGAGAAGCTGGTATCATTACTGCTACATCGATTCCAACGACATCTGATACGCAAGAGGAGATTGATAATATAACCGCAAGTAATGTGTATGGCATTGATTATGTCAAGCATGGATTTACAAGGGCGCAACATGACACGGCAGTACAGAAGGCTTTAGCTCTGCGTGAAAGGATGACTAAAAGTGCCAAAACAGGATGATATGAATTGTGCAGTATGTGATGGCAGCCTGAAAGACGAAGACGGGTATGCTCATTTTGCCATCGAAGTCGCCTTGTTAGGCCCATCGCCTGCAAGGGAAAGAGTTGAAAAGATATTCGGTAAGTTCAAATTCAGAATTTGTTACTTGTGTTATTTGAAATCTTTAGGTATAAAAGCAAAAAACACACCAAAACAGGGCAGCCGTAAGGTCCAGTAGCGGTGTCAAAAAACAGAGGTAGCCTTTCTAAAAAGGTCTCGGAAATTGTGGTAAACCACACGCTTACCGGCGATAGGTAGGATAGGTCCCATTGGGGGCAGCCGTTCCGAGTAATGTCCTTTTAGCAGAAAGGTTATCTTATGTCTTTCCAGATTACCACTGCCTTTGTTAGCCAGTTCAAGGCCAACATTCTGCTCTTATCACAGCAGATGGTATCCTTGATACGCCAAGTCGCCCGAATGGAAGATGTCACTGGCGATACCATGTTCGTGGAGCGGATTAGTGCTACTTCAGCACAACTAATTAGTTCCCGGCATGGCGATACTCCCCAGATCGATACTCCTCATTCTCGGCGCAAGTTGACAATGGCGGACTACAACTGGGCTGATTTGATTGATACGCTCGATAAGCTCAAATTGCTTATCGACCCTCAATCGACTTACGCCCAAAACGCTGTAATGGCGTTCAACAGAACGATTGATGAAGTTCTTATTACTGCACTGGGCGGCAACGCCTTTGGTGGTCATACCGGGGGTACTACGATTGCTAACATAGCAGTTGGCGAATGCCGTTTAGTTGGTTCTGACGGCGTAATAATCGCAGCCGGTTCCAACTTCACAGACACCACTGAGACACCTTTGACTATCGCCAAACTGCTCACTTGCAAGCAATTGCTGGATGATGCGGTTATTGACGATTCACGCCAGAGGTATTTTCTGTGCAACCCGTTCAATATCAATCAACTGTTGAATACCACAGAGGTTAAAAGTGCCGATTTTAACACGGTGAAAGCATTAGCAATGGGCCAGATAGACACGTTTATGGGCTTTAAGTTCATTAAGTCCACATTACTGTCTGCTGACGGCACTGATACAGGTGCGACCAATTGTTATGCTTTTGCACAGGATGCGATTGTCCTCGCCATATCCAAGGAACCCACGGTTCGTGTATCGGAACGAGACGACAAAAACTATTCAACTCAGGTTTATGTCGAAATGTCAATTGGGGCAACACGGGTCGAAGGCCCGGCAGTCGTTGAGATTAATCTCAAGACTACCTAAGAAAGGAGCTTATTATGTCAACAGATACGATTAAATCAGTAACTTTCCCAAATATCGTTACAGGCAGGCTTCGCGTAGACCCTGACGGTTCAGACACAACTGAATTTGGCGTTTACAGCACAGGTACTGTTCAGCTTTATGAACTTGGTACTCGGCACGAGGACGGCGACAGGTCGTTTCGATATGCCAAAGCTGCTGCGGCCTTGAGCCCGCAAAAGGGCGCTCAGAATAACAATACGTTTTTTGCTGAGAATACCGTGGCGACGGCTGCTATTGGCGATATGTTTGTTCAAATCACTACTGACGCTACTTCTGGTAATGTAACTACCGGATTCGGTATTAAGAACAACATGGTTGGTGGTTTCTTCAGCCAGCCTGATGCCACGAACAGGCAGTGGCGGCGTATTGTCGGCCACGAAGCGGGGCCATCAACAGCTACCATTAAAGTTTACCTTGATGGTCCGATTACCCGAACGATGGTAACGAACAGTTTTTGTGAGTGGATGCACAACCCATATATCAACTTGACAAATGCGGGTGGTACTTTTGTACCTGTTATGGGTGTACCCACTACCGCTATAGCATCCGGTTCGTATGGTTGGGTTCAGACATGGGGGCCATGTTTCGTTGCTCAGAATGCTGCCGCAGATTTCGGCGGGTCTTATGACCAGATGGCAGAATGGACTGAAGGTGGCAACATCACTGATGCGGGCACTAACGGTAACGCTCAAATTGCCGGTTACATTATGTCCAAGAGGAACAGCGGTAACTGGGCTAATCCGCCTTTCCTGTTTTTAACAGTTACTCGGTAAGTTTAATCAGGTGGAGCGCTTCGGCGCTCTGCCTACTTTTTGAAAGGTACTAAAATGGCAAAGAAAACAGAAACGAGAGAAATCTCCAGAGAAGAACGAGCAACCGGTAAGCGGCCAGTTGGCGAATCGGGTGGAACTTTAGACAAAGACTCAAGAGAAGCGAAAGCGAAAGGAGCTGAATAATGGCAGCGACAGGAAACGAACACTTGTGGGGTTTCTTGCGATACGCAAGAGTTAATCCGCACAACAGTCTAAACGATGTCCATTGGGACGAAATAGACGAAATGGCACGGATATATGCAAGGGTAAACGAAGGCGGCGCTACAGCAACGGAAACTGACCCCGGAACGTATGACAGTACAACGGACATTCCCGGTTTGACTACTGCCAATGAAGACACTACCGGGATTGGCTTTCAAACACCGACAACTGCGCTTACCGACCAGGCGAGATATCCTGAATCGCATGTATTCGCTGCGGCTGGTGCACCTATCTAAAGGAGATAGTTCATGGCAATTACCTCAAACTTAGCAGGGCCTTCATTTCAGGACGCCCCGGCATGGGAACGGATAGTAACCCAAATATGGGCTACCGGTGACGGACATGCCGAACAATCACAAACCGTTAATATTAATGGGATACTTCAAAAGATAGTATTGAAAGCCTCTTCCGTAACAGGTAATCCGACCGTTACACTTACCATAGACGATAACGGCGACAATGAGATATTTAATTCCGGAGCAAAGGCTGATGGCGCTACTTATACTTTCAGCGTATACGAGCCCATAAGTGGTATTATGAAGATTGCCGTTGACCCTTCTGCCGACCCCGGTGGTTCGTCTCAAACATTAACCGTTGTCATAACTCTTCGGGGCATCCGATGATAAAACCGGAATTGTTAGTGCCACAGGTAAATACTGTCGGTTTAGTTGCTCACTATAAACTCTGGGCCGGATTGACAACGGCAGGTGAAGTATTCGATTACAGTCTCGGCGGAGCAACCGGCACGGTCACAGGAACTGATATAGCCCCGACGTATCCGGGCTTTTCATTTAACGGGACCGATGATTTTATCGACGTGGGCAATCAAGGCGGCGCGATTAAAACTATTGGGTTATGGATGTTGAGTCCCAACGTAACGCTTGTCAGTTACCTAATCGATCTTAACGGAACTGGTTATATCACGATTGATGGTGCGGAAGTGGACCCTTCGGGATTTGCGGCGTCGAAGATTTATGTAGATGGCGTTGAGGCAGTTGCGGTAACTAACGATACCTGGCATTTGGTTGGATTAACTATTGGAGCTGCCGAAACTGCAAGCGACCTCGATATAGGCAGGGTAGAAGGCCTGGGCCTGTTTACCGGCAAAATAGGTGATGTCATGCTATTTGACAGAGTTCTGTCTGCTGCTGATATGAAAAGCATTTACGAAGTGACACGGGGCAGATACGGTGTATAATTAAGGAGGCGTAATGGCACTATCTGAGACATTATCAGAAACATCTATTTGCAAGATGAGCCTTGCCAAACTGGGTGCTAATAAGATAGGTAATGTAGAAACTGACAATTCAGTAGAAGGCGTCCAGTGCAGATTGCATTACGAGCAGACAAGAGACGCTTTAGAGCGTTCTCATTTCTGGCGGTTCGCTGCGGCAAGATCGCAATTAACAGCAACTACCGACCCTGATTTTGAATGGGGCAATGCTTTTACGTTGCCGACGGATTTTCTTGCATTCAGGTCTGTTTATGATAATACTTTAGTTGATAACACGCGACATTCCTATGCGATTGAAGGATTAACGTTTCTTACTAACGATTCATCTGTAGACCTTCGGTACACTAAAAAAGTCACTGATGTTAGCGAATTTGATCCGTTATTTATTGAAGTGCTTGTTTTGCAGTTGGCATTGAAACTTACATCCCTTGCCGGTGCAACACCAAAAATAAGAGAAAGTCTTAAAGATGATTTGAAATTGCTTATGCCCTCAGTTCGTGTATTAGACAGGCAAGAGACAAGGGGTAAGGGTCGAGCCGACCAGTTTACGTGGACCGATGTAAGAGTTACTCGCGGCGGCAGGATTGACTCTCGTTTAGGAAGTGCGTGATGGCTAACGAAGTTAAATTCGGCTTCCTTACAGGTAAGACCCTGACATTTACGGCGTTGCAGCCGGACGGCAGTGCAAGAGGTGCGGCTGACCAAAGCCTGCCGGAAATAGGTGTAACTGGTTATTACACGGCTACTCCGTCGACGGCGTTGGTTGCCGGTGATGTAGTGGTAGTCGATGACGGGACGAATAAAGTTGGTTTCGGTGAATACCGAAGTGAGGTAGATGCTGTTCTTATTGAAGGTGCGGACTTTACAGATACGCTTATCGGCGGCGATGGTGATACATTGGAAAGTCTGTCCGACCAGATGGATGTATTGTCCGCTCAGAAAAGTCAAGTGCTTAATGTTTACGATAAATAAATGGCAAATATACCCGTAATAAACTTGAACGGCGGGGAGTATACTCCTCTTATCGATGCACGGTCGGATATTGAAAAATTCAAGTCCGGGTGTCGTAAACTGGAGAACTTCTTTCCGAGAATATACGGTGTAATCGAACGAAGACCGGGTACTAAATTTGTAAAAATAGCGAAGGATTCATAATGAAAGTACGAATAGGTGATAAATTAGTTGAAGTACAGGATGGCGTTATCAAAGCGACAGCAGAGGAAATTCGTCATCCTGACGGGCGGATAGATGTGATAGTGCATGTTCCGTGTTTACAAATTACAGCAAAAAACGAGAAAGGATAAATCATGGCTTCAGGTATTTACAACAGATTCAAAGCAAATTTAATGAATAAGGAAGTCGATTTAGAAGCGGACGTTATCAAGGTGATATTGCTTGACAACAGCCACACTTTTACGGCAGGCAATGACGTTTTAGGTGACGTGTCTGCTAATGAATTGTCGTCTGGCAGTGGTTATACTACGGGTGGCAACACACTGGCAAGTAAGGCCGTTACGCAAGCAGTAACAACCAAATGGGACGCGGCTAACAGGGATTGGACAACCGCAACTTTCACGGCGTATCATGCTGTGATATATGACACTTCAGTAACCGATAATCTTATTGCTTCTATAGATTTCGGCGGTGCAAAGGCAGTTGTGGCGGGTACGTTCACGATACAGTGGGATGCCGATGGCATTATAACCCTTGCAGGGTAGGAGATAAATCATGGCTACGAGACCAACACCAGGCGGTTCCGATGGAACATGGGGTACTGAGTTAAATGCGCATCTGGAAGTATCATTGGCTTCTGACGGTAAAATAAAAGACGGCGCTGTATTGGAAGCTGCAACACAATCCGGCGATAGTGACAGGACGGTAGCGGACAAGGCTTATGTGGATACTAAAGCAACTGTAGCATTTCCCGGCTCAAGCATTGCTCATGGCGCGGTTGGTTCCGGCAGCATTTTTGAATTGGTTGATATGAGCAGTATTGTTGGGTCAAATGCCGCCCTTATTTCAATGTGGGTTACAGTAACGGGTGGAGATAATGTATGGAACGCGGCTTTTCAAGGTGGGGACGAATCGTTATCTTTTACAGCTATAGTGGGAAGTGTAGACATGACCAGTTCTTCAGTATGGTTCGTAAACTCAAATACTACCCCGGGCACGCTCTTAACTCTTACAGTTAATTCCGCAGGCAAATTCAAGATGGCTTGCAATGACACTACGCCCCAATTTACATTCAAGGTGCTTTCGTACATAAAAGCATAGGTTGCTAAATGCAACTCCGGACTAAAACAAGGGTATCTGATTGGCACATAAATTTGATAACAATTTACGGTTTGTTGGGGCTACGAATCCGTTAACGAGTGATTATACTTGTGGAAGCAGAGCAACACTTCTGGTTGTAGGTATAGTCACAGGCCCCGCAGGTAATCGGTTCGGTGTTGCTCCAACCTATGATGGCGTAGAACTAACTCTTGCTGATTTTGTTCGTGTCATTATACCACAGGTGGGTTGTGAACTATGGTATATGACAGAGCCTCCCACGGGCTCTGCGCTTGAAATCAGCGTGCAGAATCCGCTATCTCTCCCTCTTCACGTTCAAGTGTCAAGCTATAACGTTAATACTGGCTTTACAAGTGCCTTGGATGTTGATGGGGGCTCTCTGGGTTCGTCAACCAGCCCGTCAGTTTCTCTTACTACTACCGTGGACGGGGGTGTTATTGTTGGAGTATTAGGTTCTGACCAGGATTATGCCCCTACTGCTCAATCAGGGACGAATCTAAACAGAACTGATAACGGGTTATATTCCGACAGTAACCAATTTACTTTGCAGGCAAGTGCCGGTGCAATAGCAACAAGCTGGACGACTGGTGTTTATGGCGGTGGCGTTTACGGTAACGGTATTTACAACGGCAATCATGGTTCGGCCATGTCTGTTGCCGCCTTCAAACAAGTCCAGGTTCCTGTGACCCTGGAACCGGACGCACTCGCTTTGTCATTAAGTCTCTTGCTTCCTTCTATTGATATTGACGACAGTCCTACGATACTTGCTTCCGCCGTGCCTTTGACATTAACATTGAACGCACCGACTATCACGATAGGCAAAACACATGAAGGGACAGTACAAACTCTCACACTTGCCCTGAAAGCTCCTTCCGTTGTCATAGACGTTACTGTTGAACCGACAGTATTGTCTCTATCTCTGTCTCTTGGTACTGTTTCCGTGGCGATAGAACAGGACGTAACTGTTGTAATCTCCACCTTTGCACTGGCCTTGTCGATAGAACAAGTCAATATACTCGCTCCGCTTCCTGTAGTGAGGATGATGCCGTTTATATTTTCTTCTGATATAGCGTATCCTATAGAATTTGGCGAGAAATATGCCAGGTTCTATTTTGATGGCGACCCGCTATTAGGCGATGCAGAGGTTCATGTTGAAGTAGCGACTGATTACGAATCCTCAGAGTTATATCAACTCCAGACTATACAAAGTGCGGATGTTATGTGGATGGTGCATCCTTCGCATCCGCAGGCCCAGTTGAAAAGGGTGACGACTACAAGCTTTATAGTGGAGGATATTGTTTTTGATAAAGGTCCATTTATCGAAAGAAACGATATCGCAGAAGATGATGACGTCGTAATGAATGTGGACGCGACTATTGCCGGGACCGCAGGAACACTTACCCGGTCGTCGGGCATATTCCAGCCAGGGCATGTAGGTGCATTGTTCGAACTTACCCATCCGCGCGTGAATCGGCAAATGAATGGCAGGCTGGAAGGAACCGAGACTGGTTTAATAGGGGAGCAAATTGATGTCATCGGAGACTACATTTTTTCTATTACCACAGAAGAATGGATAGGAACAGTAAGGTTACAGAAAAGCGATGACGGTTGGGTTACAAGCACCGGTGTAAAAACTTTTCTTAGTACGGGCGTGACGACATTTCAAGCTACGGAAACAGAGACAGGGTTTCAATATCGTATAAATGTTGTTGTACATTTAGCCGGAACAATCGCTGCCAGTCTTGCTATAAACACCAGTTCCGTTAGCGGTTCCGCAACTGCCGTGGGGGTGATTGGCGTTCCGCTCGATATAAAAGGGGATTTCAATTTCAATACACATGGAAACTGGGACGCTACCGTTGCAGTTGAACGAAACGAGGATAATGCAGGCTGGGAGCCGTACAGGGAATATATATCGGTAATAAATGACGGTGTAGGAGATAGAAATGTTCAACTTGGCGCAATTGAGGAAGAGGATAATGTTCAATATCGAATAAACGTAACTGCTTATACAAGCGGAACCGTCGAGGCGGACCTTGCAGCTACGTCGAGTACGCAATCAGGCATTGTGCGTATAAACAGTATCATTTCCGATACAACTGCCGAAATAACTGTAGTTGCCAAAGTCAGCCAAACAACCGATACGAAACGATGGGCGGAAGGAGCATGGTCCAGGGAAAGGGGTTATCCGTCTGCGGTCACGTTTTTCGAAGAGCGGGTAGTTTATGGATTTACTAATTCAGACCAGCAGGATATTTGGTTAAGTGAGACGGGGAAATTTGAAGATTTTGAAGCCGGGATAAATGATGCAGATTCGTTTGCTCTGATTCTTCCAACTGCTAATCGCGGTAAGTGGTTAGGTTCGCTTGGTACTCTTGCCGCCGGTGACGGGGGGTTGGAATGGAGAATAAAATCACCTTTAGACGAAGCCCTGACTCCGAAAAACTGGGACATGAAGAAACAGACTGCTTACGGTAGTACTAATATACAGGTAGTAGAAGTTGGTTCGGTGCTGCTGTTCATAGATTCGGTTGGCAGGAAAATAAGAGAATTTGTGTTCAGTGAAAACCAACAGAAATACGTTGCTCCCGACTTAACTGCGCTTGCCGAACACATTACGTTTTCCGGGATAGTCTGTGTGGCGCATCAGAAAAATCCCGACTCGATGCTATGGTGCGTTCTTGAGAACGGGGACTTGATTACATTGAGTTACGAACGGGAACAAAATGTCATCGCATGGGCGAAACATCCTATGGACGGTCTGGTTCAATCCGTTGCAGTGATTCCTGCATCGGGAGAGGATGAGATTTGGATTTCGATAGTACGGGCTGTTGACGGCGATAACAAAGTTTATATCGAACAATTCCAATCGAGACATCTTGACATCAGGAAGGAAAATGCGTTTTTTGTGGACAGCGGCGTTATCGAAATTGGTGAACTAAGAACTACGATTACGGGGTACGCCCATCTCGAAAACAAAGTTATTGCAATTCTGGCGGACGGTGAAGTGCTGGAAAGACAAAGGGTAATCGGGGGCCAGATAGAACTTACAACTGCCGCAAGAAACGTAAGAGGCGGAATACCTTATCTTTCGCAGGCGATTCCAATGAGATTGGATATCAATTTACCAACAGGCACAACACATGGCAGTATCAAGAAAATACCGGAAGTATCTTTCAATTTTCACAATACGTTAAATGCTAAATTCGGGACTTCCGATACGTCGTTGCATGGTTTTGATTGGGATGATCCGAGATGGAAAAATGCCAGCGAGATTGAAGGTTTGTTTAGTGGCCTTATTACGGTTGCCCTTGACGGTGGCTTTGATACGGAAGATACTCTTGTTATATCACAGGCTGATCCGTTACCTTGCATAGTACGAGCAATTATACCGAGGATGGAGGTGACAGGTAGATGAATTTCCGCGCTGCAACACAGGAAGATTTGGACTATGTGCGAGAGAACCCTTTTGAGGGTGCGGTCAAGAACACCCTGTATTCGGAGGTTCCCGACAGCAATACTTATGCTGTGGTATACGAGGGTTCTCTCGTCGCCGTAGGCGGCGTACAAGTCTTCTGGCCGGGTCGAGGGTCATTCTGGCTGATATTGACCGCAGATTGTAAAAAGGAAGGCATACATGGTCTCAGGGCCTTGTACGCTATACGAGAGAAAATAGAAGAATTGAGCAAAATCAATAATCTTCACCGGGCCGAAGCTGCCGTAAGGACGGAGTTTTCAAGGGCTATAGCGATGATAGAAGCCCTTGGTTTCAAAAGAGAGGCTTTAATGAAACAGTACTGGCCGGACAAAGGAGATGCTTATTTATATTCAAAGGCGATTCGATGAGTGGAATCTTTGAGACATTATCTGGCGCGGGGGGTTTGCGGGCCGAGGGCAAATCTGCTCAGAACATAGCCAATTTCAATGCTGCCGTTGCCTTACAGGAGGCAGAGGCCCTAAGAGCAAGGGCTGGCTTTGCCCAGAAGCGACAGGCAAAGCGCGCTGCTGAAATAAAGAGCGCCTTGACTGCGAAATTTGGCGCTGCCGGAGGTGTGGGTTCTCCTGTTGCTCTTGACTTGGCTGCCGAACAAGCTGCTGAACTGGAACTTGAAAATCTCCTGATAGGGTTTGAGGGTGAAGTGTTGGCGGGTCAAGCTGAGTCTCAGGCCGAACTTGACAGATTGGCAGGCAAGATCGCACAACAGAGGGGCAAGAGTGCAGCAAGGGCGGCCAATGTCCAGTTTGGTATGCAGCTTGCAACTCTGGGAATCGGTACGGGCCTATTCAAAGGCGCAAAGGGAACCGTTGCCCCTGCCGGGACATTTAAGGCTACGACAGGCATGAGCCAAACACAATTTGGCAGAAAGTTTCTAACAGGATTTTAGTATGGCTGATGCAAAATTTCCGATAATAAAAGCACCAGAAGAATTAGGTGTTGTTCCGACAACCGGTGTACGCGCAAGGATAGACACCAGAACAGGTGCAGGTTTGGTTGGGGCTGTAATAGGACGGGGCATACTTGACCTTGGCGTAAAATGGGACTTGATGGCTGCCAAGACTCAGTTGAGTAAAAGCAGCATAGACGCATCTAATCGTATCAATGAATACTTTATAGAGTTGGACGGAAACGATGACCCTGCTACCTATGGAAATAGTTTCGAGAGGCTCTCGACGGACTTGGCTGCATTAGCACCGAGAAACAGGAAAGCCTTGAGAGTGTATAATGAGAATCTTGCAAGGCAGATAATACAGGTGGGCGGGCAGACAAGAAATGCAGCAAAGGCGAAGTTGCAGGAAAACGCGCAGGAGGTGGATTTCCTGTTGTTGCAGAAAGCCAAAGATTCAGGTGATGCAGGCGACTTCCTTAAATACAGCGCTTCTGTCATCGGCAATCTTAAGTTAGGTGATGTTTATACTGCAACGGAAGCAGAACGGTTGCTGGATGGCGCGAGAAACGAAGCTGAGTTGGTCCAGAAACGAACCGAGATTGCTATAGAAGAAGCGCTGGAAATACAACAGGAAGCGGACAGAGATAAACTGGGCAAAGCGTTGAATGACGGTTCGATAGACTATACCATGATTGATAATTCGTCGGTTCCTGAAGCGGAGCAAGAACAATGGCGTGTCAGGATGAACACTGAGGTTGAACGTAAGGCAAGGGGCGAGGTTATTGTTACAAACGAACAGGTCCGAGCCAATTTACGGTCACGTGCTGTGAATATATGGCGAGGTGCTGATACAAAAGCGAATGTACTTGCTTTACTCAACGAAGCTCGTTTCGGCGAAAGTCCTACTATTGATGATGCTGCTTACAAAGAATTGTCTACTCTTGTCGAAACAAAGTTAGAGAAAGTCCAAGCAGATTTTCTTGCTGAAGCTCACAGAGACGGACAGGAACAATTAGTGGACTTGGGGGTTGATGAATTTGCCTTCTTGAGAGGCGAAGGAAAACTTACTGATTCCCAGATAGAAAGACGTAAAATTCAACTCTGGTGGGCTGACCGTTTTGATAACGAAATGGAACAATGGGTCCAGGATAACCCGGACAAAAACAAGCGCGAGGGATATCAACAAGCACAAATGGTGTTGGCTGCGTACAGTAATACGCCGCATGAGGAGATCGAGCTACTGAGAGCAAATACATTGGCAGGTCTTTTCTTCCCTGCCATAAAGCCGCTTACCGAAGAAGAACTTAAAGGTGGCATGACAGATGCAATTGCTGCTGAAAAACTTAGAATAAGGACAGAGGGCGAAGTCGTAGCCGCTGACTTTTTAGCAAAGCATCCAGTCTCAACAAAGACGATAGTACAGATGCAAGGCCCGCAAGGCGGGCAAACCAGCGTAGGCGTAGGCGATATCGGAACTATGTTGGATAAAGGACTGAAATTTCCGCCCGGTTCTAATGTCAGGGTAAAAAGGAACGCCTTGGGCAGCCGCGCGCATTTCAAAGGACTGATAATTGAACCCGGCAAGCGTGTCATATCATTTGATGGAGGCAAGACATGGCAGTTGCTACCCTGACACAACTAACACCTCAGCAAGAACGCAACTTCCAGAAAGAGTATGCAAGAGTTGCCGAAGAGTTAGGGTTAAGCACAGACCCAGACGACCCAAGGCATTTCTATGACTATCGTGGGCTTTTCAAAGAAGAAGGGAGGCTTCAGACTGGGCCACGGAAACATTTTCCAAGTAAATTTAAGTTAGAGGGCCATCCTAATTTGGTTGTTGGCGGTGTCGATACAAAGACTGGGATACCAATAGGTTTGGTAGATGAAGGCGTGGCTGATGATATTCTTGCTCCTGCTGGGGAACTCGTAGACGAAGGGGTCCCCGGTGTAGAACTGCCAGAGGTTGATGCTATCACTGGCGCGGAAAGGCGAGTATCTGTTTCGCCTCTTGACGCGTTTGAGAGAGCAGGCAAAGAATGGGACTTGGCCGTAGAACTTGGCACACCCGTAGAGAATGTCCGAAACAATTTTGATATAATCAATTCGGCCCTGAATGATGAAGGAATGAAGGAGGCATTAGGTTCTGCCCGGCCTGGGTTGATACGCCGAGGCTTAAAGAAGTTTGGGCGCAGCTTTGTCAATATGTTAGTAACTCTGCGTACTAAATCACAGGCTGGGAAGTTAGGTATAGAATTAGGTGTATTTGCAGAACGAATCCAATCTGCAAAAGATGCGGGCCTCATACCTGAAAATGCGGGCATGAAGGAATTTTTGGCTATTTCCGAAGATGATAAGGACGAACTGTTCGGAGGCCAGACTATTCTGGAACATATAGCCCGAAAGACTTCCGAGAGAGCGATTACGACGCCCGGACTTAAAGCTACTGATGTTCCGCCTGCTCTTACGATTCCAGAGAAAGCAACTGAAGTAGTGGCGAATGTTTCTGCTTTTGTTACTAAGTTGGCGATAACCCGAAAATTATTAGGTCCGGCTGCGGCGGGCAGGAACATAACCGCTTGGGAAACACTTAACTTGGCCGAAGGCGGGATACCGGGCGCCGGGGCTGCCATGTATGTTTCGCTCCGTGGTATTGACAAGATTCCTATTAAAGGCGCAAAAGGATTTTTTGTCAAGACTGGTTCACAATCTGCTTTATTTGCTGGCACTGCTGCTGTTGCTGGAGGCGACGCAGAAGCCATTGCTACTGCTGCTTTGCTTCCGTGGGCGCTCAGAGGTTTTGACGCGGCAGTAAAAGGAACTGGTAAATTGGCGCGTGTTAAACTGGAATCGCAGGCTGTTCGTAACTTGAGGGACATTAGCACCAAGAATGGTATAGACCTTACTAAAGTGCCTGACAGTGCATTGAAACTTATAGTAAGCCAGTCAAGGCAGGCCCGGTTCTGGAACAAGCAATTTGACAAGGGAAAAATCACAGAGGATGTTTTGAACCAGAGACTTCACCAGATTCGCCAAAGAATTGCTCCTGTTTTGGATGCTATTGCCAAACAGCAACCTGTGGAGGAAGCCATCGTTAAGGCCGAGCCATCCGCAAAGAAGCCACCTACTGAGCCAGTAGTAAAGCCTCCACCTGCCGCGCCAGTGGCCAAACCCCTTGCAAAGGTAGCAAAACCGGGGGTCAAGCCTGTCGTGCCCACAGCGAAGCCAGAGGGGGCGGGAGAAGCCGAGGGTGGAATTAGGGCTGATACGATACAAGAGCAGGCAGGCATAAAATTAGAGCCGGGTACAGCAAGAAGAGTATTTGATGAAAGCAAAACGATCGAACAAAGGCGGCAGTTAATTAAAGATGCCGATTTTGAAGGTTTGATAACTAACCCAGAAAGATTAAAAGGCGAAAAAGTTTTAGATATTCTTGCCCAACCCCCCACAGAAGCCAAACCCACACCTGTCCCTACCGAGGTGGCGAGGAAGCCTATCGGTCCAAAACCACCAATAACAATACTGAAGCCACAAGCAAAGATACAGCGTCCACCTGAAAAGAAACCGCCAACAGTAGCAATGCGTCCCGGCTTCATAGACTTCGGCCCGCTCGTAGATGCCGGACCTCAAGTAAAACAAGTATCGGAAAAAGCAACGAAACTTATCAGACGATTTGGTGGACTTGACCCGGATGTCCGTAAAGTCTTTATCGAATACGAAGAGCAGTTACGAGAATTACCAAAGGTTGTGGCGAAGGACGCTATTGAAAAGTTCGGACATCTCAGTATTGAGGAAGAAACTCTTATCCAGCAACATCGTGAGCAGCCGAAGAAATTTCCGGATTTGCCGGACGACTTAACACCTACCTTGAAAGTGCTGGAGGCTGGTATTGAAGAATATGGCAGGCGTCTTGAAGAGCTTGGTTATCCTGCCGATTGGCCGAATACATATCTCAAGCGACTTGAGAAGAAGCTGGAACGTGAACTTGGCAGAGACGAAGTGGATGTATTGAAAGTTACAAATCTTGAACATGCTATCGAAGAAGCAAGAGACTTGCAATATCTTCATCATTTTTACGAAACTGACCCGGTAGGCAAAAGAATAATTGGCAGATTTAGACGGAGTATCAGCAAGCGGCCCAGAGGTGTTCTGGGCAGAACAATACCAACTCTGGAAAAGGCAAAAGAACTTGGCCTTACACCTGCGCCTTTGGCTGTATCTTATGCGCACATGGCACATGAAGTGGCACGGGCTGAACTTGCCAATGATTTGATTACCGCAATCAATTTGAATAAAGACTTGTCATTGCCGGAGGATTTAGCTCCTAAAGAATGGGTACGAATAGACGAAAGAATCTTTCCCGCCAGTGTCCAACATCAGGCATTTGTCAATGAAGAAGGCAAGCCGATTCATATTAAGAAATTCAGAAAATATCCTATTCCAATAGCAGAGGCGTTGGAAGAGATTGCATATACACGTAACTTTTCTGCCCTGGAACGCGCGTATGACAAGTTGAACTTTGGATTGAAAATTATAGGATTCTACAATCCTATCGTGATGACAAAGAATGATGCTGTTCAGCTATGGCGGGCAGGTGGTGTTAAAGGTGCGATACCGTTATTGCTTCCACAGATGGAGGGCGGACCTTTACATATTCAACCGCCGAAAGCAATCCAGATATGGGCAGAGAAAGGACCGGAATATCAAAAGTTACGCAAAGCAGGATTGTTCAATAACATTGTTAGTTATAAGCCTGCGGTTGTTGAGGTAACTCAAAATATGTTGAATCATATCAGGGAGACAAGTGGTGAAAAGGCCGCTCGCATTGCTGCTAAATGGTTGAATCCAGTAAACATTCCAAAGAATTTACGTGCAGTCAATGATATGTCTACATGGAATATGGATGAGATTATGCGGATTGCAGCTTATGAAGCCGTAAAAGATACACCCATGCTTGAAGGTATGACGGACTTTGAGAAAATCGAATGGGTGAATGATGCGATGGTAAATTATGGTTCTATCCCGAAAGAGACAAAGCGGTGGATCAATAAGGCAATGTTTACGCCGTCATATCGAGTCGGGAACTTTTCATTTTTCTGGCGCAATGTTGCACCTCATCCATGGCGCATGAAAGGGCCGCTACTTAGGACCGTAGGATACAAAATGTTTATTCGGTGGGGTTTGCCCGCGATAGTGTCTGCTGCTATTGCATACAAGATAAACGAAAAACGAGATGTGCGTACAGAAAAAGGATATAAACTGGTAATCCATAACCCTGCAACAAATGTAGATACGGTATATTCTTTGTCAGACCCATTATTAGAAGGGGTAAAGATAACACAACGCCCATTCACTGATACTATTGCTTTGAATCTCGCACCGGTTCCATCTTTGCTTATTAGGTTGTTGGGTGGGCCAAGACGTAGGCAATCACGTGACCCGTTCGGTGAATTTTTCAAGTTGGGTACGCCCGTATACAGAGATATTGTAAACTGGACCGACCCGGACAAAACAGTTCCCCAGAAATTATTGACACAATTTGCTATAGCTTATGTTTATACTCGTCGTGGACGTGAAGAGGATAAAGATAAGATTGTTGTAGCTATGGCAAAAACTTTGGCTATTTGGACTGACTGGAAAGAACAGGCGGCCAAGGTGAAACAAGTTATAAGTGGTCGTAGTTATTATCTCGGTCCAGGCGGCAAGTTCGGCAGACTTATGAGAGAATGGGAAGTGGAACAAGACATTGACAGGGATGCAACAGATGTGAAGATTGATTCTTTGCTTAATAGAGGATTGAATGAAGACGCGATAAGGCTTATGGCGGAATCTGATAGATATGAAACCGCAGAAGGTGTATCCGGGCGGATTCTTAAACATAGAGCCCCTATATTTTATTATTGGCAAGTGATGTCGAAATCAGATAGAGTAGGGTTTCTTCAGTGGCTTCAAGACAACAATGCGTATTCCGGAAATGAAATAGCTGAGCTAAGAAGAGCGCTTGAAAGATCTTTGGCTCCATTAGAGAGGATTGAATAAATGGAAGTCCATGCAATAATTGACGGTCGGCTAAAGAGCGGTACTGCCCAAGGCCAAGTCCTTTTCTGGGACAATACACTCAAAAGATGGGTAAATGCAGAGACTTCTGAGTTATTCTGGGATGATACAAACAAAAGGCTGGGCATAAAAACAGCAAGTCCATCTTCGGAGGTGGATGTATCGGGAACAATAACAGTAACAAGAATTTTAGCAGGTGGAGTTAAGGAGTAAATCATGGCTATAGCGATAGATACAATTCAAGTATTGGATGGCATCCTTTTCGCAAAAGACAGTGCTGATGATGTCTACACACAGGATCATGCCACTAATTCGGCAGTGTATACAACCGGTATTGCCATTCCGTTAGCGTATAAGGCTGCAAGAGTAATATATAATGGTGCATTTGACCCAGACGGTGGGCGAGTTCATTATCGAACACGATTATTGAGGACTACTTCGATAACCACGCCTACCAAGACGGCTAATCAGGGTGACGACTGGGCAATATTAACGCCAAGTGCTCTTGCCGCAGCAGTAGCAGTAAGTTCTGATTTTGATGTCAGCGCTTCATGGGGATCAATTCTTGATATTGCCGTTTGCCAATCTTCTGTTACAGCAAACACCACAGGTATAGAGATTATTGTTCAGGGCAGGCAGCAGGATGCAGTTGATGACTGGGAGGAAATTACACGATTTATTGTCTTGGTTCTTGGTGCTGCCGTAAAATCAGATTTTTCAGGTTCAGAAGTTGCTGCACAAACAAATCTTGGCGTTACCAATCCAACCGCAGGTGGTCTTGATAATCACGGTAAACTTATCTTCCTTGAGGATACAGCAGATGTAACCAAATGCGAGATAGCCTATTGCACGGAAGCTGGAGCTGATGCATAATATCGTTACCACCAAAATGTTCGGGCAGCAGTTAAATCTTGGCCACTGGTCTACCGACGGCCTTATCTTTTACTGGCGGGGGATACCGGCTGGTAATGTTGTTGATGAATCGTTTTACAGGAATCACGGTATGATCACGGGGCCGACGTGGGTAGGCAATGGGTTGAGTTTGAATGGTACGTCAGATTTTGTTTCAATTCCCGACGCTTCAGAGTTGAACTTCGGCTCTGCTAACTGGAGTTTTATTATATGGTTCAAAAGCACACAATTTCATGCCAGCGGTGCTGGTGGGATGATTGAAGTTGCTGACGCTCCGGGCGATTTTTGGCCCACCATTTCTTTGCGCGGTAATGCAAATGGAACAGTGCGGCTACTTGCAAGGGACGACGATTTGGATGGCTCAATAGATGCGACAAGCACTGGGACTTACGATGATGGATTATGGCACTCAGCAACTGTTGTGCGAAGCGGCACATCTGTGAATTGTTACTTTGATGGGATTGTGGAAACTATTGGTGGCAGTGATGCTCAATTATCCAATATGTCAATGGGGTCCTCTTGGTTCATTGGCAAGACGTATGACAGT